ATGACAATGGAAGAAGCCTATGACTTATGAACTAAAAGACTACCTAAATGCGATAAATCACAGTAAAGAACCTCTTCTAGATTCTGAGGATGAACAATGGACTAAAAAGTATCCACCGTTTATTGTTAATAAGTGCCTTGCTCCATTTCCTGATACAATCCAATTAGTTAACGAAATTAACCAATATCACCACCTAGACAAGAAACTTCAGTTTGATTTTTTAATAAATAGTGTGAGGCCAAGAAAAAGATATACACCTTGGATGAAGGCGAAGAAATTAAAGAATCTAGAGTATATTAAAGAGTATTATGGATATAATAATGAAAAGGCCAAGTCGGCTCTTGATATACTAAGTGATGAACAAATTTCTGCCATAAAAACAAAATTAAATAAAGGTGGAAGAGATGGAAGAAATTAATTGGACACAGGAGCACATGCTAGAAATTGGGCTAAAAGAACCTGACGATTTTTTGAAGGTACGAGAGACTCTATCTCGTATTGGTGTTGCTTCCCGAAAAGAAAGAAAACTATATCAATCTTGCCACATATTACACAAGCAAGGACGATACTATATTGTTCATTTTAAAGAATTGTTTGCTTTAGATGGTAAGAAAACCAATCTGTCTGAAAATGATATTGCAAGACGAAATACGATTGCAAATCTATTGAAGGATTGGGGATTGATTAATATACTTGGAGAGGTAACAGATGTAGCTCCACTAAGCCAAATTAAAGTTCTTTCGTTTAGTGAAAAGAATGAGTGGACATTAGAAACCAAATATAACATAGGTAAGAAGAAAGAAACTTGACAATTAATTTAAAAGATGATATAGTTACTATATGAATTTCTATACAAATGTCCTTCAGTGGGGCAACTATCTTCTTGTTCGTGCTGTCATAAACGATAAACGTGAAGATTTTAAAGTAAGATATTCTCCTACACTTTATGCTCCTGTAGAAAAACAAACTCCATACAAAAATCTTGATGGTGGTTATGTCACTGATTTAACATTTTCTACAATGAAAGAAGCTAAAGAGTGGGTTGAAAGTCATAAATCTCAACCAGAACTTGTGTATGGAAATACTCAATATCCTTACACTTATATTGCTGATACTTATAAAGGTAGAGTTGATTGGGATTTAGAAAAACTTCTAATAGTTACGATTGATATTGAGGTTCAATGTGAAAATGGTTTTCCTTCACCAGAACTTGCTGAAGAAGAACTTCTATCCATCACTATTAAAAATCATCAGAGCAAACGTATTGTTGTTTGGGGCATCGGCGATTTTAAAACAGATCGTGAAGATATAACTTATGTAAAATGTGAGAGTGAAGTTCATCTATTAAAAGAGTTTCTTGTGTTTTGGGAAAAGTATCATCCCGATATTGTTACAGGCTGGAACTCTGAATTTTTCGACATTCCATATGTTTGCAATCGTATCAAAAAACTGTTTGGTGAGGATGAACTGAAACGTCTATCGCCATGGGGTGGAATAAGAGATAGAGAAATTTATCAGATGGGTAGGAATCATCAGATATATGATATACAGGGTATTGCTGCATTAGATTATTTTGATCTTTATCGTAAGTTTACATATTCTGCTCAGGAGTCTTATCGGTTAGATCATATTGCATCTGTTGAATTGGGAGAGAGCAAAGAAGGCAATCCCTTTGAAACTTTTCGTGAATGGTACACCAAGGACTATCAATCATTCATTGAGTACAATATTAATGACGTTGAACTTGTTGATAAGTTAGAAGACAAGATGGGCCTTATTGAACTATGCTTGACTATGGCTTATGATGCCAAAGTTAACTATACAGATGTGCTCGGCTCTGTTCGTTATTGGGATATTCTGATATATAATTATCTGCGAGAAAAGAATATTGTTATTCCCCCAAAACGCAAATCAGATAAGGTAGAGAAATTTGAAGGTGCTTATGTAAAAGACCCTATTGTTGGTATGCATAAATGGGTTATGAGTTTTGATTTGAATTCTCTGTATCCACATTTGATTATGCAATATAATATTTCACCAGAGACACTTATGCCTAGTGAAATAAAAGAAGGAATGGTTGATAAGATACTTGATGGCAAGATTAGAAATACCACTGATCATTGTATGACTCCAAATGGTGCTTTCTTTCGAAAAGATAAACGAGGATTTTTGCCTGAAATAATGGAGACTATGTATAATGACCGTACAAAATATAAAAAACTTATGTTGGAAGCTAAGCAGCGATATGAGGATACTAAAGACCCTCGACTACTCAAACACATATCATTATATAACAACATCCAAATGGCAAAGAAGATTTCTCTCAATTCGGCGTATGGTGCTATTGGTAATAACTGGTTTCGTTATTTTGACCTTAAAATTGCTGCTGCTATTACAACCAGTGGTCAGTTATCCATACGATGGATTGAAAAGGCTCTTAACATCTATCTCAATAAAATCTTGGAAACAAAAAATGAGGACTACGTTATCGCATCTGATACCGATTCGGTTTATATCACTTTTGACGTATTGGTTAGTAGGGTGTTTAAGGAGGGAGGAACACCTGAGAAAATTACCGATTTCTTGGACAAGATTGCAAAAGAGAAGCTGGAACCTTTTATTTTCAAAAGTTATACGGCTCTTGCTAAGAGTATGAATGCCTATGAACAAAAGATGGATATGTCAAGAGAGGTGATTGCCGACAAAGGTATCTGGACTGCAAAGAAAAGATATATTCTCAATGCGTGGGACATTGAAGGTGTTCGTTATAAAACTCCACAACTCAAAATTATGGGTATCGAAGCAGTCAAGTCATCCACGCCAGCTGTATGCAGACAAAAGATTAAGGATGCACTAAACATCATTATGACCGGCGATGAGAAAATGCTAAATACATTCATACAAGATTTTAGAGAAGAATTTATGAAGTTGCCTCCAGAAGATATTGCTTATCCTCGCTCGGTAAATGGACTTAAAAAGTTTTCATCATCCAATGGTATGTTTGCAAAGGGGGCCCCAATTCATTGCAAGGGGGCTATACTTTATAATCATTTGGTGAAGAAACATAAGTTATCAAATAAATTCCCCCTGATACAAGAAGGAGATAAGATAAAATTTTTGCATATGAAGCAACCTAACATCTATACATCAAGTGCATTTTCTTTTTTAACTTCTATGCCAAAGGAACTTGACATTATGGATAAAATAGACTATGATGAACAATTCACTAAGAGTTTTGTTGAGCCACTAAGGATTATAACTGAAACAATACGGTGGAAAATTGATGACAGTTACGGAGAGCAAGGAACGCTAGAGGATTTCTTTTGAGATATTATCGCTATACATTGGATGATTTGAAAGAGTCATCTGACAAAAAATTATTTACATACATATCATTCTTTGCTGGAGGCGGTGGTTCTTCTGCTGGATATAAACTTGCTGGTGGTGACTGTCTATTTGTAAATGAGTTTCAGCAAGTTGCAGTTGATACCTATCTTGCGAACTGGCCAGGCACTCCACATATTTGTGGCGACATTAAAAATATCACTGGTCAACAGATTATGGAAATGACAGGACTTAAAGTTGGTGAGTTGGATATTCTAGATGGTTCTCCACCATGCCCACCATTTTCAATGTCAGGTACAAAACAAAAAGGCTGGAACAAAGAGAAGATGGCATATGGTATGAAGCAACAGAATATTGAAGACCTAACATGGGAGATGATTCGTATTGCTGGTGAGATGAAACCAAAAGTTATCATATGCGAGAACGTCAAAGGTTTAACGATGGAATATGCAAAGCAGCATTTAGATCGTATGGTAACAGACTTTGAAGGTCTTGGTTACACAACTAACTTTAAGGTTCTTAATGGTATACATTTTGGAGTACCACAGAAACGCCAGAGAGTGTTTATTGTGTCGGTACGCAATGATGTTATGGATGATATTGGCATGCCGTGGATGGCGATCTATAATGGGAACATATTTCCAGATGGTGCAATGCATGAGGAACCTACACTAGAAGATGCAATAGGTGATCTACGACTCGATAACGAAAATAATGTTGAGGCATATGAGTTGCGTGAGACAATGAAGAAAAGTGCTAAATATAAATGGTTGAAACGTCTACCCAAGAATCCTGATAAGGTTGTATCAGTGGGTTCGGATGTAGTAGGGCCCTGGTATGACAAGGTGATTGCACATAGAAAGAAGTGGGGAAAAAGTATTCCAGAAGCAAAGAGTTCATTCTATCAGAGTCGTAGAGTTCCTTGGCATCAAGCAAGCCATACATTGTCAGAGCAGGGCCTTATGACCTCATTATCAGTTCATCTTCATGTTGAAGAAGATCGTGTATACACCACCAAGGAAGCAAAACGGATAATGACTTTGCCAGAAGATTACATTTTAATAGGAACATTGAATGAGAAACTTGCAAGAATTGGATTGATGGTAGCACCGATGATGATGAAATATCTTGCAGAAAGTATATATGAGAAAGTGCTGAAGGGCTATCATGAAATACATAACAGTCAAAACTGATTACGGTGAAAAAGAAACATTTGAAAAGTGGAATGGTAAATTCTATCAAGAATCTGATTTAGATCAAATTGTTTATGTGACAGAAGATACTGTTGTAATGCGGCCTGATGCTACTCTTGATGGCGACGGTGTTCCTATTGCATATGTTGTTACAAATGCATTTCCTAATGACAACGTAAGAAATATTTTATATTCTATTGAAGAGACTTCTGTAATGCGTGCTAATGCGGCCGGACCTATTGATAAAGAAGAAATGGCTGCAAAGGGATTAATTGAAGGAAAAGATTATAAATTACGAAGCCCCAATTCTTATTATGTAAAAACAAAATCTGGTGGTTGGGGAATGATTGCTTATGCAAATGAAATTAATTCTGTTATGGTTGGTGTAAAAAGAGGACGATTTACAGGAAAGATCAATATTTCGAATCCTGATAGATGGAAAGAATTAAAAGAACTTTGTCATTATAATGAAGATGCAATGAAGAAAGCTGATCCTGAGTTACATCAACGTCAAAGGATATTTGCAGAAGAAACGATCAAACCAGAACATCGTCATGGCATGATAACAACTTTGAGTGCTAATCGATATAGTGCATTACAGAGTAAAGCTATGAGTGTTCATAGCGATGGTAAGGATGTAGAGTATACAACCATGTGCTGTTTTAGACAAGGTGATTATGAAGGAGCATATTTGTCTTTTCCACGATGGGGAGTAGGATTAGATTTGCCAGATAATTGTGTATGTATTGCAGATTCACAATCTCTACATTGCGTTACAGACATTCGTGGAGCTGGTCAAAGATTTACCACAGTAGCATACACAGATCGTTCTTGTGCTACCTTGGGACACATGGGAAAGAGTGAAAGATTGATTGGAAGATTTGCGAAAAAAGAATCTGGAAGTTTGGAAGATTTTTTATACAAAGGAATTGACAATTGAGGTTTAGTATGTTACAATGTATAAATAATGATGAGAGATCATAGTTTCAGAGAAAACCTTGATTAATCACATTCAACCCAT